TATAAAGTATTTATTCCATCATTTTCAGGAGAGAGTACATTTTTATTAGTGACAAATCCAATTGCAGAACAGGAATTTAGAGTGATATCTCATCTTACACCTGCTGTATGGGAGTCGTATAAAGTGTTTAATTACTAAAGTTTCTTAAATCTCTACTTACTTGATGGAGTCTTCCATGGAGTCATATGAGCGGGTACAGACTCTGTTAAATCTGGTACAGATTCTTTTATAACAGAAGCAATAGGAGCAATAGGAGCAGGAATAGCAGACAGACTACGCTGTTGCATCATTTCTTGAAATTTACTCTCTAGAGCGGAATCTGTCGGTTTATCTTTCAAATGGGATAAATCAACTTTGTATCGTTTCATTCCACACCTCATTTTATATTCTGTATAGAATATAAATCGGTGATTATTTACTCATCCTGGATATAGAATATAAAACATTTTTACAATGATAACTACAGAAATATGACTCAACTTGAGAAGATATTTGAAGTCTCTCAAGTGGATTCACCCCCCAATGTACTTCGTGGCATCTTACAGACAAAAAACTATCATGATTTTATGATCTTTAGTGACATAGGAGATATTATTCATACATTTACAGGATCTATTTTAGCGAATACCTGTTTGCCTGGAGACCATGTTTTATTTACAGATAGATGTGAACTGGAATTACGTCATGAACATCCTTTGATTGTTGGTACATTAGAACTTGCCAGTAAATCTACGTATGGGCTAACAAAAAGAGGACATCCTATGTATTTATTTACGCCTTATAATACATCTTATCCGCATTTTATTGTTGGATGTTCTGAACAAGATACGAGTCGGAATAGGATTGTTGTTATTAAGTTTGGGGACTGGACAAGTTCCGAAGCGACCAAAAGTGGAACTGTGGGTCGCTTCACTTCTGGTCATTCCTTCGGAACTTCGGGTCGCTTCACTTATCCACGTGGTCTCCTAGAAAGAAATATAGGAATCTCAGGAGAATATCAAGCAGAATATAAGGCACTCATCTGGCAAGCATGTCCTTATTCTTATCCCGAATATCCTTATGAGATCAAGAGAAACGATACATTAAGACAATTAGTAGAAGGATATACATTTAATATTGATCCAGAAGGATGTAAAGATATTGATGATGTATTTACATTTAAGAAACTAGAAGAAGGATGGCTCATTACTATTACAATTAGTGATGTAGCATCCTATGTAGAAGATGGATCTGCTATTGATATTATGGCATCACTTATCGGTCAAACATTATATGATCAAGGTATGATTATTAAACCAATGCTTCCTCAAGCCTATCAGAATGAATGTTCTCTTTCACCTCTAAAAACATCATATGGTATTTCTATGCAATTTGTATGGAATAAACAGATTTCAGATATTAAATGGTTTGAGAGTATTATAGAAAATAATAGATCATTTACATATGAAGAGTTTCAACGAAATCCAATCTACCCTCTACAGGAATTGGCATCTCATTTGGCAAAAGATTCCCATTTAGAAGATTCTCATTTATGGGTTGAACAGATGATGCCTTTTTACAATAAAGAAGCGGGCAAACTACTCAAACAATCAAAAATGGGAATTCTACGCAGACATTCTGCACCTGATCAAGAACGATTAGAGAAATACAGAACACATATGCCAGAGTTTGAATATTTTGCATATAGTGCGGCTGAATATTGTTTAGCAGAAGAGAGTTCACATCACTATGGACTCAATACAGATGCATATGCACATGCATCTAGTCCTATTCGCCGATATGCAGATCTTGTGAATCAACGTATATTAAAGTTATTGTTACAAGGATCAAATGATACATACTATGTACCCCTAACCATGTATGATATGAAGCTAAGAGAGAAAGCGATTAAACATTTTGCACGTGATGTAGATTTCTTAAAAGCGATTACATCTGGAACCAGTTTCATAGGGATTATCATGGATACTATTCCAAAAGAAGATAGAATCAAAGTGAAAGTCTATGTTCATGAGTGGAAGCGAATGGTATCTGTATATTATAAAATAGTAGATGGACAGATTCTGTCACGAGATCAAAAAACAGAACTGGATATATCATTATACAGATCTGTCAAGATAGAATGTGCTGTTATTCCAAATGCGAGGAATTGGAAGGAACGGATTGTTATTCATCTTGAATAACAACCGCCACTAAAGGAAACGGATTGTTATTCATATCCATTAAAAGTTTGTTTTATTTTTGTATATTTTAGAATTATTTTTGTATATTTTAAATTACATTCGTGGTATATGATTAAGCAACCGTAATTTCTCTTTTACATCATGATCATGATACGCAACAACAAGAGAATGTGCATGTTGTCCATATACAGCTGTAATAGAATAGAATGAATGAACCGTTGTTCTATGATATTTCTGTAATAATGCAATTGCTCTGTCATCACGAAGCATATATGCAATCTCCATCAAATTCATACCATGAAATAATACAGATAATGTAGTGGAACTATTTGTAGCGGGGAGTCCAGTATGTATGTTTCTATGAAATTTTACAGTAATATCTAAATCTTTTTGAAGCCCTACTTCCAGTGAATCATATCGTTGATAGAAGAGATCAAACCAAATTCCTTTCTGTTTTGGAAGGGGTATTCCATAAAAAGAAAAGGGCTGTGGATAAATCATATAGATTTTATACATATATTTTGAGCATCGCATCAAGACAAGAATATCAGGATAATTCATGAAGGGTAAGATAAGTGCTCCATTGTGAATAGAAAGAATACGTGTTAGGATATCCATGATAATGTATCCTTTATAGAACTATATAATTCAATTTTTATCATATTAAATAAAAATTGATTCAATATAAAATCAAATAAGAACTTAGACAATTGTTTCTGATTACCTTACAGAAATGCCAGCTGGTTTTAACGAGGCTTCCTCTGAAATTGAATCCATCGTGGGGGTTCAGTTCAGCATCTTATCCCCTGATGAAATTGAACGCAGTTCCGTAGTGGAAATTACGACTGCTACTACTCATGAAGGAAATGAAATGAAAATTGGCGGTGTATTTGACCCTCGCATGGGTGTATTAGAAAATGGAAAAATTTGTCGCACATGTGGTCAAACGAATCATGGTTGTCCGGGCCATTTCGGACATTATCGTTTAACCCGTCCCGTATATTACATTCAATTTCATAATATGATCATGAATGTTTTAAAAATCATTTGCATCCGTTGCTCCAAACTGCGTATTGATAAAGAATTACACAAAGATCTCCTCCTTCGCAAAGGAGAGGCCCGTTGGAAAGAGGTGTTGGCTCTCTCCTCTAACATTAAACGATGCGGTCAAGAATGCGAAGATGGTTGCGGTGCCATCCAGCCTGATAAGTTCACGCGTGAAGGGATTGCTACTATTGCTGCCAACTTTCCTGAGGGACGCAAACAAGAATTGGAAGTGGAATATGTCCATCGTCTCTTTCGTCGCATCATTGATGAAGATGTGGACTTCATGGGTCTTAGTCGTCATTGGTGCCGCCCTGACTGGATGATCTGTACCATTCTGCGCATCCCGCCGCCTCAAGTGCGCCCTTCTGTCATCCAGGACAACAACCAGCGCTCTGAAGATGATCTGACGCACAAACTCTTTGATATTATCAAAAATGATCTGACCTTAAAAGACAAAATTGAGAAAAATGCAACGAAAAATGTGATTGATGAGATGACCAATGTGGTACAGTATCACATCGCCACCCTCGTGGACAATGACATTCCTGGTGTGGCTCCTTCTGCTCAACGTAGTGGCCGCCCCCTTAAGTCCATTCAACAGCGTCTAGGTGGCAAAGAAGGACGTATTCGTTACAACATTCAAGGCAAGCGTGTAGAATTCTCAGCCCGTTCCGTCATTACTCCTGATCCCAATCTGAGTGTGGCTGAGATCGGTGTTCCGTTGGAGATCGCTATGAATCTGACGAGCCCTGAACGGGTTACGCCTTATAATATTGATAAACTCTACAAAATCGTTCGCAATGGTGCAGATGTTTGGCCTGGTGCTAAAACCGTCGTGCGCAAAGATGGACGGATGATCTCTCTGAAGCACATGAAAACAGAGGAGATTGTTCTGTACGAAGGAGATCTGGTGAATCGTCACCTGATTGACAATGATATCTTGCTATTTAATCGTCAACCGACGTTGCACAAGATGTCCATGATGGGGCACAGAGTCAAAGTGCTCCCCTACAAGACGTTTCGGATGAATGTACTCGTCACTCGTCCCTACAACGCTGATTTTGATGGTGATAAACACTCGTATTCTACATAAGAATCTTGTCACCAACAGGTAGCCACTTTATAAGCTGTGATGTCGCTTATAGAGAGTAATGGTGTAAACATCACTATTTGTAGATTTCGTGCATATCTGCGAATAATATAACTGCCTAGTAGAAAATTGATTGATTTAAATAATTAAAACATAAATATATAGATTACTATTGCTAAAATGAGTAAAATACTAAATGACAATTCACAAGTACAAGGGCATATTTACCGAATAACTAATACAAACACAAATAAACAGTATATTGGACAAACACTCTCACATCGGAAAAATCGTAATAAATATAGACCATTTGGATATATAGGACGCTTTAATGATCATATTAGCGAAGCATTATGTAACACTAAAAAGAAACAGTGTACATATTTGAATAACGCAATACGATTATGTGGTAAAGAGGCATTCACAGTAGAATTGCTCCTGACATGTTCAAAAGAAGAACTTGATAATTTTGAAGAACAATATATCAAGGAATATGGAACATTGTATCCAAATGGCTATAATTTAACATCTGGTGGAAAAACATTTACAAAAACTCCAATTGAACCTTCTAGTCCAAAAGAAGTGCCTAAAAAACGTGGAGGATGTATCAGTCGTAGTCCTGAAACACGTGCAAAAATGACAGAAAGTCTGAAGCAAGTAATGGGTACACCTGAAGCACGAAAAGAACAAATGCTTAGGTCTCAAAAACAACACTTTGATGCTAAACTTTCTAGATTTAAAGGTGCAATAATTGATGAAGAAAATATAGAGCAATATTTGAAGATACGAAAATCAAATAACTCTACATTTATCAAAATCAAGATTGGAGATAAAACAACATCTATCGTAGGTAAATACGAAACACTTGACGAATTAAAACAAAAAGCAATAGAATTTATAAAATCAATCAATACTTCTGCAACACTTCCAAATTGTTCGGGAACCCCCTAAAGCTTCAATTACCAAAGATATTGTGAAAACAGTAGTCTGGCTCCAGAGA